AGGCTAGCGAACGAGCAAGAGAGGCTGGTGCTACAGAACAACAACGAGCAAAGTCAGCCTTGTTCGGTGCAGGGGTAGGGTTGTCAGAACTAATACCTCTTGAACGTTTGAAATCTGTGTTTAGAAAAGGTATAGGCGCAGAGAATACAAGAGGTATAATAAACAGGGGACAACGTATATTAGAACAAGCAGGTATAGAAGGGCTACAAGAATACTCTGCTGCTGTGGCGCAAAACCTCATAGAGCAAGGTGTGTATAATCCAGAACAAGGCACGTTTGAAGGGTCAAAAGAGGCACTGGGTTATGGTGCAGGAGTCGGTGGGTTTGTGCAAGCCATAGCAGACATGATCGCGCCAAGAAGAGGAGCAAAAGTAGATGATACAAAGACTGACGACAAAAGAAGTAGAGCTAGCCTTGAAGACGATACACAACGCAAGGAACTCGATGCAACCGATAGAAAGGTTGCCGATGCCGTTGAGGAAGTTACAACCACTGGAGTGGATGCTACTGGAACAGTTGCTGGACCTGACGATGTGGGAAAAGGAGAACAAAAGTCTGCACTAGAGAAAAAGAAAGAAGCTGAAGAGAAGTACCCAGGACTCACACCTGCAGGTGCTAAAGTAGCAGCTAAGTTTGATGAGCAGGAGATATCTACCACAGACACTAACATTACTCCTGAAATTAGAAGAGCTATGAAAGCTAATGGTCTGGATATCCCCAAAGGCATGACAAAAGCAGAGGCTGTGGAAGCGTTACGAGAAAAGGGGACGCAAACCACATCTAAAACAGCTGCAAAGAAAAAAGTAGAAGACAAAGTAAAAAAGATAATATCTAAAAAGCAAGAAGAAGGTGTAGTAGAATTAGAGACAGTGACACCTGACCCAAAAGAAGGCGAAGTTGCATCAATAGCAGAAGAGATGCTAATACCAGATGAAACAGAAGCAAAAGCAGAAACAGAAACAGAAGCAAAAACAAAAACAAAAACAGAAACAGGAACAGAAACAAAAACAAAAACAAAAACAAAAACAAAAACAAAAAAGGGAGAAAAAGGACCTGAAGCAGGGTTTGTTGGCACAACACAAACTCCTGCAACTGATACAACTGAGACAACTGTAACGGAAACCCCTGCAACTGAGACAACTGTAGACGCAGAAACACAACTTGCAGAGGGGTTAGGAGCTACGACCACACTAGATGCTTACCAAAAATCAAAAGCAGACATACGAAACGAATTTAAACCTAAATTTAAAGAGTTAGATGACACGTTTACACCTCAAATAGAACAAGTCACAAAAGAAAAAGGAGGTAAGTCCTCAGAAGCAGTTGCTCTTAGAGAACAATACAACAGCGCAAGAAGGACATTGTTAGGGCAACAAACCAAAGCAATATCTGACGCTGCAGTCAAGATTAGAAAAAGCAAGGAGAAACCAAAGTTTTTTAGGTATGACCCTAAGAAGAGACCAGAAGCTTTAGAGATTGACGATGAGGCAGCGGTAAAACGTAGTGTACAAAAACAAAAGGCACAGATAACAAAAGAAGAAAGGGACGAGAAGACTGACACAGCTTTAGAAGCACTTACCAAACAAAAAGAAGAAGAGGCACGAGCTAAAGATAAAGCAAAAGTCAGAGATCTAACTGAAAAACATACAGCTTGGTTTGAGCAAAATGCCTCTGATGACGATGCTTTGATAGATAAAAACTTTTTTAAGGGTACAAAAGAAGTAGCAGATGACACCAATGCTAAAGATAAAGCTACGCTAATTAGTCTAGCTATAGGACAGACAAAAGTAAGAGATAAGGATAGACCTGCAGAAGCCGCAAGGGATTACCTCCAAAGATACAGCAACACAGGTTACGCCTTAGAAGTCATAGCACATGACATGATTCTGCAAGACATTGAGTTGGTAAAGAAAAAAGATGAAGATGGCAAGGTGATGAAAGATGCCATATCAGGTAGGGCTAAATACGAAGAAAAGGTTACACCTGTAGAAAAATACAGACGACCTGATGATTTTATTAAATTGGAAAAAAGGCTAGAAAAATTTCAAGGACCTGTATCAGAAACTGAACAGTTATTTTTAGCCGCGGAAAGAATCCGTAAAGGGACAGGGCAGATACGAGCAAATAACGCTGTAAAATGGATAAAAGATAATGCCCCATCAGCGTACAAAACAATACTAAAATTAAAACAAATAGAAGTGGACGAACGAGCTAAACTATCGGCACAGATAAATGGTGACTCAGGTATACTTGCTAATTTAGGTAAAAAGAAAACAGCTGTTGATGCTGATGGCAATTTGTACAGTATGGATGTCAACGCTGACTTTTTAAACATACGCACAAGCGAAGTTCTTGGTATGAGTGTAAAATTTCACCCTGACGTGCGAGCGTTGTTAAAAGCAGGTGAGCTTAAAAAAGCTCTTGAATACCTTAGTAAGAGAAACGAGAACGGTATAATACCTCCAAAGATGGTCACACTTGCTTCTAAATTAGCAGCTAAGATGGGAGATACCAAAGTTGTTCTTAATAGTAATCTATCAAAGGACATAGCTGGATTTTTTGATCCTAAGACAAACACAATAGAATTACACCCTGACAGAGGTATGAACCCTCATGTATTACTGCACGAGGTAACACATGCACTTACGTCTGCTACGCTAGCCCAGCCGTCCAATGTCACAACAAAACAACTTAACACACTATTTAATGACGTGAAAGAAAGTCTTGATACAGCATATGGATCTAAAAACTTAGATGAGTTTGTGGCTGAAGCCTTTAGTAGTCCAGAATTCAGACGGCAGTTGGCAAGAATTACACCAAAAGGCAAGCCTCTCAGCGCACTACGACGCTTTGGTAATATAGTGGCTAATATGCTACAGCGTGTGTTAGGAGCCAAACTTATGCCGCTTCAAGATATGTTACGCACTGATACAGCCTTAAATACTGTAGATCCTCTGGTAGAGTCTATATTAGCACCTGCGCCTAACAGTAGAAACGCTGGTGTATTTAGTATGGCATCAGATCAAGTAGGAGTTAGTCAGTTACTAAAAGATTTGGGCAAGCAAGCAAAAGATAAAGCTATGACAAAAGTTGAAAAGACTGAGTGGCTAGATAGTTTTTCTGAGGTGGTGTATAGATTAAAAAACTGGATACAGCAATTTGTGTTAGGGTTTACTGACTCTCTGGTTGCAGGGGATCTAGCCGACAGGAACGGGTTTAAAGGACTGGGAGCGGATTTAAATGATGCCTTACTAAGGCAAAGAGGTGGTTTAGATGAGGCAAACAGAAAGTTTGATGATGCAATAAGAAAAGTTTTAAACATACTAAAAAAGAATGATGGTATGGAAGCTCTGCTAAATGACCTTATCTATGATGAGACCTTTGGAGCTACGATATGGCAAATAGACCCCCTAGGTAAACGCCCTACTGATGCAGATTTAGCATCTCGGTATGATAAACAACAGGATATAATACGTCAGCTCGACAAGAAGTTTGGTAGAGATAAGTGGGAAGAGGTGTACACTACACAAAGAGATTACTACAAAGCAAACTTCGATGAACTACAGGAGATATTATTTGGTAGAATAAAATCTGAGTTAGATGGAGAGTCTGCCACAAAAATAAAGAACATATTTAAAGAAATATTTGATAGGAAAGAATTAAAAGTATATTTTCCCTTAATACGACAAGGCACATATAAAATATCGTACATAGCAAAAGATGCCAAGGCAAAAGGACTCAAAGACCCTCTTGTTGTAGAGATGGTGTCTTCAATAAATGAACAGAACAGAAGACTTGCAGAAATAGAAGCACAAGGGTTAGCTGACGGAGAACCTCAAGCCACAGATTCACAGTCTGCGTTTAATGATTATATAAGAGAAAATGCACCGCCAACTTCTTTTGTACGGCAGGTGATGGATATAATAGATCAAAGCAAGGTAGATAAAAAACAAAGTGCTGCCCTAAAAGAAAGTATAGGTGAATTGTTTATAAATGCGCTACCTGAAACGTCTTATGCTAAATCACTTCAACGTAGAACAGGTAATCCTGGGCATGGTAAAAACATGCTTGAAGCGTTCAGAATTAAAGGGTTTAACTTAGGCAGAGATGTAGTCAAACTAAAATTTAGTGCGGAGATTTCAGGTATAGAGGCTGACATAGCTCAGATAGCTAAAGAGAACCAAGGTAACAAGTATATGCAAAATCTTGCAAGAGAACTGATGCTGCGGTCTAAATTTGCGCGGCAGGGTGCAAACTACAAAGAACTGGAGAAGTGGTTTAAGAACGCTAACCAAGGAGCTTTTCTATACACCATAGGGTTTAACGTATCATCAGCTATAGTGAACTTATCTCAAATACCGTTGTTTGTTTATCCTTATCTAGGGGCAGAATATGGATTAGCTAATGCAGGTAAAGCAATATCTAATGCGTATAGACGAGTAGCCAACTCAAAGAACTCTTTAGATAATTATTTTGAGGTTATCAACGGGCAGTATGTGCTAAAGAAAGATTTAGATGTGTCCCCTGAAGAAGCACAGGAACTAAAGAAATTTGCCACTCTTGTAAAAGTAGCGCAGTCCAGAGGACAGCTAACAAGATCATTTATGATGGACGCTTTGGGTCTTGACGAGGCAGGGCGACGAAAGACAGGCGACTGGCGGTCTTTAATGAACAATACTGTAGCTATATCAGCCATACCATTTAATCAAGCAGAAAGGCTAAACAGGCAAGTAACATTGATGGCTGCGTATGATCTGGCTCTGCAGGATGGTAAATTAAGTGAAGAAGAAGCCGCGTTTAAAGCGTTACGACAAACACAAGAGACAAACGGTGGTGCTGTATTAGAAACCGCACCGCGCTGGGCGCAGCAGGGGCTGGGACGTGTAGCCTTAATGTATAAAAGTTACGGCATACGTATGTACACCACCATGATGCAAACAAGCAAAGAGTACCTAGATAACATGTTCGCTCCTGTAGAAGGAGAAACAACGCAAGAGCGAGAAGAAAGACTTAACGCTAAGAGGATAGCTCGTAACAAGTTAATAGGCGTTCATGCTAGTGCGCTACTTTTTGCAGGAGTGCAAGGTATACCGCTTTACGGAGCGTTCGAAGTTATATCTAACTTGTTCTTCTTGGATGATGAAGAAGAGGACTTTGACTCTATTGTACGTAGTTACATAGGAGAACAAGGATTCAAAGGAGCTGTTAACTCGTTAACAGGAGTGGATGTAGCGACAAGAATACGCTTAACAGGTCTTTTACTAAACGAAAACAGATACAATAAGGATGCTTCTTTAGAGGAATCTTTGTTCTTCTACTTCGGTGGACCTGCATTTAGCACTGTAAAAAGAATAGAGCAAGGGTTCAAAGACGCAAGTGATGGTAAGGTAGAACGTAGCATAGAGAACTTCTTACCCCCAGGGATAGCGAACATATATAAAATTGTGCCTACACCAATAAGTGGTAGACTAACCAGAGAGGGTTATGAAACACGAAGGGGCGATCCTATATTCGATGACGTTACAGGTGGGGACTTGGCAGGTATACTATTTGGTTTTCCTCCTGTTGAGTACACAAACACTATGGAGAAGAACAATATAAAGAAGGGCATAGACACAGCGGTTAACAAAAAGAAGAGTAAAATACTAAAACAATACTATGTCGCTGCACGGACAGGTAACACAGAACTGATGAATAAAGCGTTAAAAGATTTACTTGCACACAATAAACGGCATCCTTTATCAGCGATTACAGGCGATTCAATATCAAAATCTATGAAAAGACACATAGAACAGTCTAAAAACATACGTCAGCATAATGGCGTGTCCGTGTCATCTGCTAATAAAAACTTAATCACTATGCACGAACGGCAGTTTGATGAGGATTATACTTTCTTTGATTAAAAAGAGTGACCACCCGAAGATGGTCACATAAGAGAAAGAGAGTGACAAGTGTAACCTGTCACCCTACATTTATCACAAAATTCTCCAAATGCGAACACCTAATTTGTTATTCTCCACACGCACGTGTGTCTTAACGTCCCAACCTTTTGTTTTTGCTACGTTTTTTATTTGTTTTACAGCCTCCTGAACATTCACACAGAGGATAAATACAGAGGAACCTGTTACCATACTACCCCAGTTTACGACTATTCTCACCCCATCAGGATTTAAATCATCCGATTTTAATATTCCCTGCCGTAATCTCATCGTTTATAGAACAGTCAACTTGTATAACCCAGGTGGGTGGTAAGTTCATGTGTGTGCCTCTACTCAACCGCATCTTAATCTTTGTGGCCCCTAGCTTAGTTGTAAGGTCTTGTAGAAACGAGTTATAGTTTATCTGATGCTCACCACACCATGCCTTCAAAGGTTTAGGCACAAGAAAGGCACGTTTCAAATCTGTCTCGTATCGGGCTACAAGTTTACCTCTTGGTAAAGCTTCAGGTATAACAAGGTTAGCCACGTCACCCTCTTGTTTACGCAGGTCTTCTGTGCTTTTTATCCATAGCACATTGCTCCAATGTTCGTGTATGTAGTCGTTAAGTGTCTCCTCGACAGATATACTCATGTCCTCGACCTGACGTTTGTTCTCTTTCAAACGTTCTACAGCCCACTGAAACAGTTTCTTGGTGTCATACTGCACCAGACCGCAACGCTTTGCCAGTATGATGCCCGTCAACGTACAGGCGACAAGCACTGACCAATATCTGTTCTCAGCTGTAAGCCCTGCTTTAGCGTCCACTTTCTCCTGTACCTGACGTATCAGCTTCTGTACCTCTTCTAGGTTCTCCATAACGTGTTTTATAAAAACTTTACCTGCGTGTCCGTAGTTGTTTTGTAGACAGGTGCTGAACACATCTGTTTCTTCTTTTGTCTCAAACTGCATTCGGCTAACACGACACTCCAATATGCGCTGTGCTTCTGCTTTTGGCATAGCTTTTATAATACTTATGCGCTCTACCATGCTTGTGTTACCTGTAGTTACAGCCAGTAGTTTCCACGCTTCGCCTCTGTGACGCTCCACGTTACTGCTTGCTGACATACGTCCACGCTGTCTACCCCCAGTCAGTTGGTACGCTAGGTTAGACAACTCTTTACCTGAAGTATTTGTAAGCTCGTCCATATACATTGGCAAGTTATGGTATATCTCACCCCTGTTCATCTTAGTGTTGTACGTGTCTCGCTCGTGCATAATCAAGTCTTCTGGACTACCCCACACCGATGCCCCTGCTACCATAGCAGTTGTCTTACCAACACCTGATTCTTTGCTGTATATATGCAAAGCAGCGCAATTTATGGGAGAAAATTTCATCAGTGGAGATCCAAAAGATGTACCCAGAACAAACTGATGCAGTTCAAAGTTATCACGATTGTAAAAGTTTACTGTATCTTTCCAATCCTCCAACGTACCTTTGGGTTCAAAAGACGGGAACAAACTTGCTGTGGGTGTAGAGGGTGGATTAAACTTTGTTTCGTCTAACGTTATCTCCTCACTACCAAGCACAAAGCCTTTGCACTCATCATCTGTCCATCCAAACTGTCTGCGAGCTTCTTCTGCCACGCTCTTCGCTTGTAATTGTGTTACCCATGTAGTTGTGTATGCCATTATATCATCCATTCTTAATACCGCTATGCCGTGCATAGACAGTTGTTTTCTTAGTTCCTCTTTAGATGTTACAGAAGTCAGCGGAACTGTAAACTCTCTTATACCATCTTGAGGTAGATGCAAACGCATAACTATGGCTTCGCCCACCTCCACGTCCATGATACGTTTTATCACGTACAAGTCGTTTTGGTATATCACCTTGTCCTCTATGTTACCATCTTTGTCTTTAAAACGCATGTATACACCGCCATTCGCTCCTCTAAAGTATGGCTCTGGGTATAGCGGTATGTCCTTTGACGCAGGTGCTTTCTTTATACCTTTACCTAACACTATCGGTGACGCTATCTTATCCCAATGAGGACAAGCCGAACACGTGGTTGGGTCTTCCTCTGCAAACTTAGCGCATGTATACGGACCTTTTATAAGGTCTGCTTTCTCTTCTGTCAGATACTGATTGTATTCTGGGTGTCTCTCAGACATCTTATGCACAGCTTTGTCAGCGTCATTACAGAACTTGGCTATAGATAAACCTGCTCTCCATAAAGGTTCGCTTATATCCTGTTGGTTCTCCATGATGTTTTTAATCTGCTCACACCCAACGCCCTTTACAGTCTTATCTAGTATCACTCTAAAACTATTCTCAGAGTTCTCTATCATGGCTTTCTTAAATGCGTTCTCTTCGTTGTCTACTTTGGTTGGTATGCTGATGCCCTCTGCACCTATGAGCCTAGAAAACTCGTCAAACTCTACGCTACGAAACTCTCCTGTACCAAAGAACATGACAGGTTTCTGTGTACCACGTTTGTGATTCTGTGTGCCAGGGACTCTAAGTACCCGCGCAGCATCCGCAGTTACACCATTGTCTGCTGACAAGTTATGACGTATACATGTATCTTTCAGGGCCTGCGCTACAGGTAGCCACTCAGCGTATGACACACTCTCAGTAAGAACCCAGTACACGTGTATCCCATACCCAGAGTTGACCAGCATAGGTCGAGGCAGTCCTGTTGCTTTTACAAACCTTTTCAAATCTAAGAACGCTTCGTTCTGGTTGGTGTATTCTTTACCGACACCACAATCCAAGTCTAAGTAAAAAGAACTTAGACTCTTCACGTTTGTTACCCGTCTGTCTTTGTTTGTTTCGAATGTGGCTAAACCAAAGTATGCGTTGACACCTTCAGCGTCTAACTCGTTAGCTTTCTTGATTACATCATCTATAGTTGCATGGAAACTCTGCACCTTCTTGTCACCAAGACCCAGTACAGAATAGTATCCATCACCTAAAACCTTCTCTAAAAATTCTTTTGTTTCCATTTTTCCCACCTTGTGCCGAAGACACCACGACAAGATACGGCACGTTATCCTTTCGGCAAAAGCCTAGTCGTGGTGTAGTTCTATTAATCGTCCCAATCGTCAACGATAGAACTCAAGTTGCCATCAGCATCCTTGGTGGGAGGGGAGGGCTTCTTAGCAACTTTCTTTGGCTCTGCCACAGCGTCCTCTACTTCAGTATCCTCTGCATCAAAAGGGTTGTCCTCTTTCGCCTCAAACACATACCCATCAGTTTCTTCAAACGGATTTTTATCTTCATAAGGTATATACTTTATGACCTGTACTCCTCTAAGACGCAGTGAAACATTCTGTTTGCCACCCATGTCATATGGAACAAACGATACAGCTATGTTAACTGTGCTACCTGTGGTCAACAAGAAGTCTGCGGGTAATCTGTTACCCTTGGCATCAACCTGTATGGGTTTAGCAGTGGTTTGATTCTTGTACGCACCTTTTAAATTAGCCTTATGCGTAAACATACCTTCATCATCTTTGACGAACATACGCTCTAACTTCTCTGCCCACTTGTCTTTCCTATTGGCTTGGTATACTTCAGACATCGCAAAGTATAAGTCTTTAGCGGTAGCATTATCCATACGAAACTGTATAGAATATTCTGCGCCATCAGCCGTGGCATCACATGTTACAGACCTACCTGCTTTGCTATCAAAGTGGTAAGTTGTGTTTATCTTAGGCCACAAAGCCTCTACGTTTTTTATAATATATTGTTCCATTTTCTCTCCTTCTCTCTATATTATAAATCTTCATCTAGTTCCGCTAGTGAATCTTCGCCCACTGTTTCTTCGCTACGGCTACTAGATGTTTTTGTCAGTGCTTCAGTTACATCTGAAAGACGAAACCTATGAGTTTTACCTATCCTTACATAAGTATCTTCAGGTATGTGTTTCTGACTTACCCAAGCACGAACAGTCGATACAGACACGCTAAAGTGTTTAGCTACGTCCTCTATTGTTACAAAAGGTTCATTCATTTCTTCCTCACAGAAATTGTTACTTCTTCTTCAATCTCTAATCCCTCTGGCTTGAGATCAGGATTCTCTTCCAAGAACTCTCTCATGTTCGCCTGATTGATACGTTTGTCAAGTAACTGAGGCGCATTTTCTTCTACAATAAGCTTGTGTATTGCATCCCATTCACTGACCCAGTATTTCTTCTTAGTCGAACGAAAGAATAATCCTTCAGAAGTTCTCACGCTTTCTACATTGTGGTCTTCACAATGATCTAGCATTGCCTGTTTTATTATATCTAACTGTCGTATAAGGTTGCCATCTTCTTCCTTATACTTGGCTGACAGCATAGATCTCTCTGCTCGTATGCGTAGATACGTCTTTGCCAACTTGTCAGGGGTTATCTTGCCACCCATGTCTCTCTCCTATTCTTATTATATAGTAACATATAATAGTAAAAAGTACCTTAGTCAAGTACTTCTTTGTAAAGTTCTATAAATTTTGTGTGTACGTTTATTTTTCTATCTAATAGTCTGTATACGTGCTTTTCTGCATCAGAACCTTGTAGTTGCACGACAGTGCATTTATGTGTTTGTCCAGACCTATGTACACGTGCATTTGCTTGGTCGTATGTTTCTAATGAACTGGTTGGCCCCCACCACACCACTGTGTTAGCTCGTGTTAACGTGACACCATGCGCGGCTGCTTGTGGTTGGATCACGAGTACCTGTGGGTCATCATCTTCTTGAAACTGTTTAAATATATGTGTGCGTTTATGTGCAGGTACATCTCCACGTATGACCTCTGTTGTTATACCTTCTGAGCGTAGCTTATCTGTTAATATATCTATTGCATGTTTGAAAGGTACAAATACAAGAACTTTCTGGCTAGACTCGTCTATGACTTCTCGTAACACCTTGTATCTATTGTTAATGTCAAACTCTAATACATCACCTTCGTCTGTGTATATAGCCCCTGCTGATATTTGTAATAGCTTGTTAAGAGTTACAGCCGCGTTTACTGCTGTGATTTGTTCACCTGTTATATCTAACACAAGTTTTGTCTTTAGTTCTTTGTAATACTTCTTCTGTTGTGCTGTTAGCTCCACTTGTCTTTTAGTATATATCATTGGAGGTAGATCAAGGCACTCCTCTTTGGTAAATCGTATGGCAGGTTGAAGGACTCTGTATACTATATCCGTGGCATCAGCACGTATCTTCCATGTAAACTGAGATACCTTGAACATAACCATATCTTTAAATGCGCCAAAAAATCTTGGCACTTTGTATGGGTTTACAAGTTTAGCCAACCCGTATGCGTCCGTAGGATTCTGCGCAGCTGGTGTGCCTGTCATCATCCACAGCCACGTGTCATCATGCACTAACTGACGTAGTAGCTTCCAACGTCTTGTCTGGGCGTTCTTGTAGTGTGTAGCTTCGTCCACAATAATCAGGTCAAACCCACCTTTTTTCAGCTCGTCCAGGACAATACCTACACCATCGTAGTTTATCACCACATAGTCTGAGCCTTCTTGCACTATCTTCTTACGTTTGTCAGCCGACCCGTGTGCCACTGATACAGTTCTATGCGTAGCGAATGTAAACAAGTCATCACGCCATGCGCTATCCATAATCGAGAGCGGGCATACTACAAGCACTCTGTTTATCACGCCTTGTTTCATAAGAAAGTCCGATGCCCATATAGCACTCGCTGTCTTTCCTGTACCTTGTTCGTTGAAACAAAATCCTTTTTGGTGTAAAGTAAGGAATGATGCTGTCGAAACTTGGTGGTCAAATGGTTTGTATCTTCCTGTCCATGTGTATTTTGCTTCTATGGGTGATGGTGATTTTATACCTAGCTGATTCAGGCTCCTTGCCTCTTCCAAACCCCAGTTAACAACCACTTGATTGTCACCCACAGCTTTGCTTTTAGGTATAGCATTTACGACTTTGTCAGGGTCACGTAACCGTAGCAGTAAAGCCTTGTTGTCTATTATTTGCATTTCTCTTTCTCATTTCTTCTTTTTCTTTTTTGCCTTGCTAGGTAAGATACCTTTGTTAACGGCTCTGGCTCTCTCGCTAAACCCTAACTTCTTACCTTGCTTGATCTTCTTTTTTATAGTTTCTACTCTAGCTACCATTACGTTTTACTTTTTTCTTCTTGGTCTTTAGCACCGACTGTATAGTCTTTGCCTGTTTTGCATGGGTCTTTGACGCTTTGCTTAGACCCTTCGCTACTTTCTTTAGTTTGTTTTGTATTTGTCTAGTCATTTTTTCTTGGTCGCCCCCTTTTTCGCTTCGTGCTTGGCTCTGAGTTCTTGCTTTGCTCTTTTTGCGATGGCGGCTTGCCTTGGTTTTCCTGCGACTTTGGCTCTTTGCTCCACCACAGTAAGGATTTGAATCTTCCTAGCATATGGCTTATTAATGCGCTTAACCTTACGAGCAGTTGCTTGGGCATCTGCCACAGTGGCAAATTTAATAGGGACTGTATCTTTGGGGTTTTCATCTGTGTATAATCTCCTGTCTGATCCTTTTGGTTTCTTACCTGTTCCGACTTTGGGGTCTCTCTTTTTCATTTCTTTCTCTTCTTTTGTCCGTTTCTTGCTCTGTTCTTTGACGGGCTTTCTAGCCTTGTGCCGTCTTTGTTTGAGCCACCTTTGCTTAACATCTTATTATGTGATACGTCTTTACCTTTACGATTGATACCTTTCTTATCGTAGGCTCTTCTAGCACGTTGACGCTCCATCCTATCTGAGTGTTCACCACGTTCTTTCTGTTTCTTGTATTCTTTCTTGTAGGGTCTAGGTGACTTCGTGTACGGCATCAGTTACTCCCATTATATACACACTCTATGACCGCGCAGTGTCTACGGCATAACCCACTGGGTCTGGCGTTCCATGTGTCGTTATCATGTGCTATTTGCATACGATTAAAACTAGCTAACCATTTATCCCATAGGTCTGTCAACATATCTATTGTGTATTTTGCTTTTATAAACTTCTTAGCAATGACATACATCAAAGCCGCGTTAACCTGTTTTACTTCAGGGAAGTGTTTAAATGTAGCCATAGCCATAAGTTCCAGTTGTCCTTTGTCTGCATACTCTGCACTTCGTCCAGTCTTATAGTCTACCACCCATGCTTTTGTCTCGTCAACTATTACCAAGTCTGCTATACCACGCCACCACACGTTCTTGTCCTTGAACGTGCAAGGCTCGAGATCTGCTGTAAGACCCATACGCATCTCTGTAAACTTGTCACCCTGCTTACGCTTAAGTGCCTCCAGGGGACCGTTAAGGAAGGCAAACTTGTCTGGTATTGGTGTGCCATCACTTATAAAATCCTCTGCTACAGCGTGTAGTTCTGTGCCATAACGCATAGCTTCTGTGTATGGTTCTTTATAGTCCTTTGCTATCTTCATATGGTAGAACTGTTTGGGGCATTGTTCAAATGCCTTCATTCTACTATACGACCAAGGTGCTATACTCAATCACATTCTCCATAAGATTTGCCTTTACCCGATTCGCAATCTATCGGTAAACCCTCTGCCCATTCTGGCGGTCTTCGCATACATTCTTCGATGTATTCTTGTGCCTCGTCCACCTCTTCGTCTTTGACACAACACGCAATACTGTCATGCACTGTCAAGACAACTCTGTACCTCTTTGCTATTTGTAGCATTTGTTCGCCAATAATGCAACGAGCTATCGCTTGGCACACGTTCTCTATTATCTTACCACCATATATCCGTACACGACCACGCCTCGTTTTGTAGTCAAACTCTACGCCTTTGTCTGTGGTGGTAAACTTTAAGTCATCATAGCGTAAGTACAGTCCAGAAGGCAGAAGTATCTTACCATCTTCTACAAACAAGACACCATACAGACCAAAAGTGTTACCATCTTTCAGGAACAACTGAGCGTCACGCCATAACTTGTTTATCTTGTGGTTCGTCTCTCTGTATATCTTTATAACACGTCGTGCTTCATGTAGCTCCATGTCAAAACCAAATGTCTTGAGTTGGTCTTGGAACTTCTGCGCCCCCATGCCATACCCTGCACCCAATATCGTGGTCTTACCTACAAACCTTTGGTCTTTGGTAACATCGCTCTCCGCTACACCATATATGCGTGATGCCATTTTCTTGTATACATCTTCGCCCTTGGCAAACGCCTCTGTCAAATCGTCTTGCTCGGCAAGCCATGCCAACACTCTTGCCTCTATTTGCGCAGAGTCCGCGTCTATTATAGAGTATCCTTGTGGTGCAATTATGCCACGCTTTAGCATATTTGCGTTTGTTCCACGGCTTGGTAAGTTCTGTAAATTTATCTTATCATCACCACCCCAACGCCCTGTGTGTGCCGCGTAATATCTAACGGGTACAGGCAATAAGCCACGTTTCGCTATGTCAATGAACCTTTGTGTTCTTGTTTCTTCAAGTGTGCTTTTGTTACCTAACCTGGCCGCAACAAGTGACTGAACCCTCTCGTCCTGATGTGTTATCAAGCGTTTAAACTCTTCGTCCGACTTGGCAAAAGCCCATGTCTCCTTACCTGTGGTGGGGCTTAACTTCTTAGGAGGGGACACGTTGTATGCAGCAAGTAGCTTCGCGAATTTGTCGTTACTCATCAAATCTTCTTTTGATACACGAGCGTCCATGAGTAACTCTTCCTTACGTTGACGTGTGTTACCAAGGTGATCTTCTAACAAATCCAGATCCAGATCCAAAACAGGCTCTACAAACATACGCAGTGACAAGTCAATAAGCTTAAGTTCCTTCTTCGGAAACCCCTTCGCCATGATCGTGAACAAGTCGTATGTCAAGTCCACGTCATTAACAGCATAGTCACCTAGTCGCTCCAGTTCTTCGTCAGTGAAGTCTTGTCTGTGTTTATCAAGAGTGTTCTGTATCTCATCACCCTTCTTACCCACACCATACTTCTGTGACAACGCTCTTAGCGACACGCTGTCCTCTACACCATTCACAGCTCTTGCTATGCAGACTGTATCAGTATAAGCGCGAGGTTTAATATCAAATACCCAAGAGAGGATAGCACCATCAAACATAGTATTATGAGCCAATACCATCGACTTATCCCAGTCGAATGTCTGTAAGAATGTCTTAAGTTGTTCCTGTGTACCACTTGCCCACTCCGTTTCTCTGTTGTTAACCTTGATAGCGACCCCAAGCACTTCAAACCTAGGGTCGCGTACGTATTCTTCTGTCGTCAGTTTCTTTAAAGAATACTCTTTGTTGTAATATGTTTCAAAATCAAGAGTGATTAAGTCCACTATTCTTCTCCTTTACAGCACATTCGTATTCGATACCAACGTACGCCATATTATCTACATAATGATCTTTCTTCAATGGACTCGTTTGTCGTCGTGCTAGCTTCGTTGCCTGGTGTACCAAGGTGATGTCCCGTGCTGTAAGACGTTGTCCTGTGATCGCGTTATATATACGGGCAATGTGTTCATGGTTATCCACAGCGTCACCATAGTCTTTGTTACGATCTGTTGCTGTAAGGCTCGATGCTTCACCGAGTAGCTGACAGCGGACAGGTGGTTTGGACTCCTGTATGATAACTTCTTTTGGTGTACCTGACTGGTTGATTATCTTTAGGGCATAGCCGTACGACACTTTACACGCCTTCGCTACTTCTTTGGGCGTTGCAAGCCTATTCTTGAGTAGATACTTCCATACTCTTTCTTTCTTAGCACTTTTACGCATTTTATTTTCTCCTCTTCTCTTATTTGCTTGATTAAAAAATCTCTATGTAACTTGGCATTCTCACGTGCCTTTTGTAATCTCACTTCTTTTTGCCTTTGTTATTAAACTGGTCGGGTTGAATAAGACCCTTCGCAATATCACGTCTTATCATATCTTTATACTTCTTGACTACCTCTGGTTTGAGGTGACGCACTTGCTTTAATCTTTCATCTCTTGGTATTGGTTTTAATTTAAATCTATCATCTGTCATTTCATAAACTCTGGTTTTGGTAATGGTATTCTAACTTCCTTTATGAAGTTGTCTACCTCTACGCAATTTGCTTTTCCGATTATTGGGTCACGCACTTGGTATAGGCTCTGTGCTACATACATGCACGTTTCGTGGTCGTGGAAGTGAACCCTACCCATTTTTATGTGGTGGTCTGTGATATCTGGAACTAATAATAAATGCAACACATAGTAAGTTGTCTTCATGTCTCTCTCTTTCTCTTTTGTTGCCCCCCTTCTGTGAGGGGGGTCTAAGTTTTTACATGCACTACCATGATGAAGTCACAGGGAAGGATATATGATAAACCTGCCTTCATTGCAGTGGATTTCGATTATATTATGCGATCATGTGTCCTCAACGCTCTCACTGCTTACGTCCTACCAAGACAAAAATATTTCAAAAAAACTTGGTAGATTATTCGTACTGAACTGGAAAGTCCATTTCTATTTGTTCTGATTGTGTGTCTATCCCTTTTAGTATGTTCTCTATATCCATCATGTTGTCTTCGTTAATTACACGGGCTATGCCTCCTGCTCCATCTATGTCTGATAAGTTCTTATCCTGCAATGCTGTGGGTTTGTTTTTCCCTGACTTACATTCGAACGCAAAGAAGTTACCCCTATGGCAACCTACAATATCGGGTACACCTCCACGTCCATACCCACCTGTCATTGGGTAGAAGTAATATGCACCAAGTTGTTTAAGTTGATCTGTTACCTTACGTTTTACTTTTGCCTCTGGGGTCATTGCCATCATGTCTTATCCTTTCAAAAAACTGGTTTCAATTTGAGGTGTAGGCAGTTACGCCCACACCCCGTTAGGGATTTCCCTAATGACTTAATGGCTTGTCACTAATAATCATGGTGTCACCACGTTCTGCTGTATCGGGGTCACCAAACAAATCTTCAACACCTTCAATGATACCTTCGTTCCATTCCTTCAACGTGGCATCAGCGTGTTCTCTACCCATAGAACCAAACTTGTTCTCTATGTGTTTTAGTGCTTGTTGATTTGTCATGCCGTGATTGTCAAGACAATCTTTCAATGTCGTTTCAACATCTATTAACATATTTTTTATTTTACC